TCTTCCGGGATAATCCCGAAGTGTCTAAGGGTTTGGTCGGGGCGTTGGCCGAATAACTCCGGCGAGAAAACTTTAAACTTCCGCGCATTATCACCCACCTACGGCGTGCCGTAGGTTCAAGGACCGTCTCGGGTATCTCCCCGGGCGGTCCTTGTTTAAGTCCAACGCGGGCCGCCGTGAGGTGGTCCTTACCACGGTCTTCCAAACCGTAGTCCGGAGTTCGATCCTCCCGGCCCGCTCCAAAATCCTGTGCCGGCTCCATGCCTTTCAAGGCAGCAGCCCGGCGGCCGTCCAATGGCCGCTCTAGAGACCAACAACGAACCTTTTGGCTCGACAGCGCCTCCATCCTGCGGGATGGGGTGCCAGTAGAACTACCTTGGGGTGCGCTTGAGGTCCGATCACCCTCATGCACAGGTAATCCCCTTTAATGCCTATTACTGACGTTCGGCTTGGCCAGTTCAACAACGCTGGCGACCCCCTTGCCGGCTTCCTGAAAATCTTTGGTGGCGAAGTCTATACTGAGTTCGAGAAGAGCACTCAGTTCAAGGACAAGCACATCATGCGCCCGATTGAGAACGGCAGGTCTGCGTCGTTCCCCCTGATTGGTGGCACGACCGTCCAGCTCCACACTCCGGGCACGCAGATCACGACTGACGTGATCCCGCAGAACGAGACAATCATCAATGTCGAGGGCAAGGTCACGTCTTCGGTGGCCATCCCGGACATTGACGAGGCGATGCTGCACTACGAGGTCCGTGGCCCGTTCTCCCGTGAGATCGGTATGTCCCTCGCGGAGTATTACGACTATAACGTCGCCCTCTCGATCCTGCTCGCCGCTCGCGGCGCGTCGCAGGTCACTGGCCGCGCGGGCGGCACGGCCCTCACGAACGCTGCATACGCCACTACCGGCTCCACGCTGGCTGACGGCCTCTTTGCGGCGGCGGAGGCGCTGGACACCAAGCGCGTCCCCAGCGGCGAGCGTTGGGCCGCCTTCCGGCCCGCGCAGTACTACCTCCTGACGCGCCTCGCGGACTTCACGTCCATCGACAAGCGCGGCACGGCGGACCTGTCGCAGGGCACGATTGATACCGCTGCCGGTATCAAGATCATGAAGGTGCTCAAGACGCCGGGAACCAATGAGATTGCTAACGCCAAGCTCCCGGCCCACCTCAAGATCGACGCCTCCGTGACGACCGGTCTTGTGTGGACCCAGCCGGCAGCCGGCTCCGTCCAGCTCATGGCCCTTCAGCAGGAGGCTGAGCGCCGCATCGACTATCAGGACTACCTGATCGTCGCGAGCTACGTCGCGGGTTGGAACCGCCTGCGTTCCGACTGCGCGGTTGAGCTGCGCACGGGCGCTCCTGCGTAACTAGTGCTAGTGGCCGGGCTCCTTTTGGGGCTCGGCCATTTTTTGTTTCATGGCCTATCTCACCCCTGCTACAGAGCTGGAAGCGGTCAACGCCATCCTTAAGCGGATTGGCGAGGCCCGCATCAATACCTTGACCGGACTTATTCCGGAGGATGCGGCTTCCGCGCTCGATCATCTTCGCGCTGTGTCGCGCCGCTTTCAGGCGGCCGGCTGGTGCTTCAACACCGACTACGCCTTCACCCTGACCCCCTCGACGGACGGGACTATCCCGGTCCCAGCCACGACCCTGAACGCTGTGTTTCAGGACACGTCTTACACGCTGCGCGGATCAAAGGTCTACAACAACACGGCGGCGACGTATCAGATCGCAACCAGCGTAGTGTGCGACCTCGTGACATTCATCCAGTTCGACGACCTCCCGCAGGCCGTGAAGGATTATGTGACGGCGATGGCCAGCGCGTCGTTTGCGATGGGTGAGATTGGCGATGCAAATGAGTGGCGTATTGACGAAAAGGACGTGTCCGACGCCCGCCGAGCTTGGCTGGAATGGGACGCGGCCCAAGTGCGCTACACCCTTTCTAACAGCGCGTTGCTGACGCGCCTCAAGGCAAAGCGAAACCGCTAATGGGCCGCGTCTCCGGCACGATCCCTTCCTTCCATAACGGGGTGTCTCAACAGACGCCCTATCTCCGCCTCCCCACCCAAGTTGAGCGGTCTACAAATCGCTATCCTACGCTGACGGTCGGCAACATTGTGCGCCCCCCGGCGGAAATTCTGGCGCGTATCCCGGTCTCTATCCAGCGGGGCGGGGCGCACATCATTGATCGAGGCTCCGATAGCCGCTTCGTCGCCCTTTTTGTGGACGAACGTCTTCGCGTGTTCGATCTGGATGGCGTCGAGCAGGAAGTGTCGGCCCCAGACGGCTGGTCCTATCTGAGTGGCATCACCGAGCCCTCGGAGCAGCTTCGTGTAATGACAGTGGCCGATTATACGTTCGTCTCCAATGCGGCGGTCACGGTCGCCAATCGCGCGGCCACCAGCCCCGTTCGTGCTCCCGAAGCCCTCATCAACATCGTCGGTGGAAACTACGAACGCACGTTTGAAGTGTCTATCGACGGCGCTGTGCGGGCCTCATTCAAGACGGTAGACGGCTCGTCCCCCGACGAGGCGGAGTTTGTAGCGGCTGATTATATCGCTAGCCAGCTCTTCTCCCTCCTGAACGGGAGCCTTGGAGCCACTTTCACCTTCACGCGCTATAAGAACGTAATTCACGTCGTCCGGCAGGACGGCGGCGCGTTCTCCATCGGCGGCGACGACGGTCAGAACGGCGATTATATGAAAATCGTCACGCAGAAAACCCGCCGCTTTACCGATCTCCCTATTTATGGGCCGGTCGGCTATGTGGTGGAGGTCAAGCAGTCTGACGGCACGGAGCTGGACAACTATTGGGTTGTTTCAGATGTCGATGGCGCGGAGGTCAATTCTCGCCTTAGTTGGCGTGAAACGCTGGCCCCGGGAACGCCTCTCGGTCTAGACGCGGCCACGATGCCGCATGTTCTCGTGCACAATCCGGACGACACGTTCATCTTCAAGCGGGCGACGTGGGACGACCGCCGGTGCGGGGATGAGAAAATTAGCCCCAACCCATCGTTTGTTGGGCGCACGGTGTGGGACGTGTTCATGTATCGCAACCGCTTCGGCATCCTTGCGGACGAAAACGTCATCCTGAGCCGTTCCGGGGCCTACTTCGACTTCTATCGCACGACCGCCTCAACCCTTCTGGATGACGACCCGATTGATGTTGCGGCCGGCTCATCCAAGGTGTCGTTTATGCGCTACGCCGTGCCGATGCAGGAAGCGCTCGTGTTGTTCTCGGACAGCTCGCAGTTCCGCCTTGCCGGCAACGAGTTGCTGACGCCTAAAACCGTCAACATGCGCAATCTTGCGGAGTACCCGGCCTCGCGCCTCTGTCGGCCTCTCGGCGTCGGCGTCTCCGTGTTCTTTGCGCTGGACCCCCGACTGCCAAAAGCGCACGCGGGAGTGTGGGAAATGCTGTACGACCGCAAGACGGAGAGCATCGCCGCCACCGAGCTAACCTCCCACGTCCCGGACTACATTCCGAGCGGCATCACGCAGCTCGCGGGGTCCGAGGACGAGAGCCTTGTGCTCGCCGTCACTGGTGGAGACCCCTCGGCTATCTACGCCTACCGCTACTTCTGGTCCGGCGAAGAGAAAGTGCAATCGGCATGGGGGCGGTGGGAGTTTACCGGCGCAACCGTGTTGAGCGTCAGTGTGGTGGACAGCATCGCCTATGTAATCTTCTCCGTGGGACACGAAACCCTGTTAGAGAAGATCGACTTGGATACGGCGGCGACGGACGCTCCGGGCGATTATAAGATCGCGCTGGATCATCGTCTAACCGCTGTCGGCGGGGCCTACTCTCGCGTCACTAACACAACCGAAGTCTCCGTTCCGCGCATTCACTACGCGGGTATCCCAACCCTTGTTGCTGGATCGGAAACCGCCTTCGGGGCCAAGCCCGCTGTGGTGAACTATGTCCTCAATGTGCCAGACACATGGACTTTCACATTGCGCGGCAACTGGACCGGCACCTTGTTCTATGTGGGACAGGGCTACACGGCCGAGATTGAGCAGACCACGCCGATCTTTTACCGCGCCGCCGCTCCGGGCGGCCAGCCGGTCGCAGTTACTAAAGGGCGGCTGCAAGTGGATACCATGACGTTGGCCTTCTCTGGCTCTTGTGGCTTCGAGGTTGAGGTGCGCCGCGAGGGGCGGGAGCCCGCAATCCATGTCTACTCCCCAAACAAAGTGTCGGGCGCATCCACCCTTATTAATGTGGCGACGCCGCAGGACGGGACGTTTACATTCCCGATCAAGTCTCGCTCGGATCGCGTGGAGATCATTCTTCGCAGCCCTGCCGGACTTCCCACCGGGTTCATGTCGGCCACATGGGAAGGCCGCCTGAACAAGCACCACCGAGGCGGTTGATGGGGGCTATTCGCCCCGCAACCGCGTCGGACATTCAGGCCGTCGTGGATAATATAAGGGCCGAGGACCGCCGAGAGATTGAAGACGTATCGGGCCGACCGATCACTGAGCTTCCATCCAAGCTGGCTCGGCTGAGGGAGCCGGTGTGGGCCGCTGTGGCCTCACCGGCAACCCCTATCGCCGTGTTCGGCGCTGTGACAGCTCCGGACAATTCTGGCGCAGCTGTTTGGCTCGTCGGGACGACCGGCATCGTCGAACATCGCGTAGAATTTCTACGCCGCTCCCACTCCGCTCTAGAAACTGTCTTTGGCAGTCATGTGGCCCTTTTCAACTGTGTAGACGAGCGCAACGCCGCTCATATCCGCTGGTTAAAATGGCTCGGCTTCACCTTCGTCCGCCGCCGCGAGTGCTACGGCGTTCATCAAATCCCCGTCTTAGAGTTTATCAAGCTGAACCCCAATGTGTGACCCAGTATCCCTGATGGCGGCCTCGCTTGGCCTGTCTGTCGCTTCGGCGGGTGCGGGCTTCGTCCAAGCTCAGCAGACGGCCGACGCCACGAACGCCGCCTATGCCGCCAACGCCGAGGCCGCTCGCAAAGCCGCGATTGACAGCTATGCCGCGCAGCAGACGCAGCGCCGCCAAGTCGAATACAACGCCGATATGCAGACGCTCGACCAGCGTGTCGAAGCGATGCGTGCCCGTGCAACCGGTAAAGTTGCAGCGGGCGAAGCTGGCGTGGCCGGAAACGCCATCGACCAGTTCATTCAGGATATTACTGCGCAGGAAGGCCGTCGTTATGACGCGCTCGGCGCACAGTTCGACGCCGACATTGCCAACATCAACAGCGCCGGCAAGCAGGTCTCTGCGCAGAACCAGCAGCGGATTAATTCCATGCCGCAGGCAGCCGACCCGTCACCCATCCCCTTCGTTATTCAGGGGGCGGGCGGCATCGTGAATACGCTGCGCCAGTTCAAATTCCCGCAGTTCTCCATTCCCACTAGCAATGCGTGATAATGGCCCGAGTTCAGATCGAAAATCTTCCTGATCCGCAGCCGCTTCAGCGTCTTCAGCGGGATGTAGACACGTTCACGGGGGCCCCGCGCCCCGTCATCGACAACGACGCCGAGCGGCTATCATCGGCGCTCGCCGGTTTCTCCACGGCGCTCTCTCATTGGGGGGCGACGATGAGCAAGCAGACGAACATTTCTCCGACCATTCGGCAGTTCCAAGACCTGCCTGACCCGCGTGAAAAGGTTCGTTTGGCCGCGTCGGGCAAGTACGCCCAGCGCGGAAACAAAGAAGCCGATGATTGGGCCGGCACACAAGCCGCCCATGCGCTTCATGATACGGTCATGACCGATATTGAAGCGGAAATGGCGAAGGGCCTTTATCGCCCGACCGATCCCATCGCGGACTATCAGGATCGCGTAAATCGCCACCTACAGCAGGTGCGGGATACGTCCCCCACCCTGTACAACAATGAGGCGTTTAACAAGGCCGCCGCCGAGGCGGGTAACTCCGCGCGGAAAAAGTTCCAAGACCGATGGGCGACCTATCAGGCCGGCGAGCGCGAGCACAATCAGCAGCGCACCGTGCAGGACTTCGCGGGAGCTGTGGTGCAGGTTGCATCACAGCCAAACGCGACGGACGAGCAGATCGCGACGAGCCTTGCGCAGGCGAAAGACAGCCTCCATGCGAAGTACGGTTTCGACTACCGCCGCATGGATAACATCATGTTCGGGGCCTACAAGCAGATGGCTGACAAGGCCCCCGACGCGGTTGAGCGCATCCTTCTCATGGATCGCGGGATGACAAAGGACGGCATCAAGCTCGGGCGTATCATCGACAACGTAGATGGCGTCGAGGCTAACCAGCTCCGTGACACCATCCAGCGGGCTCGCGAACGCAACTTTAACGACACCGCCGAGCGCACCGCCATCGACACCGCGAAGAAAGCGCTAGCGAAGGGCGACGGCTCATTTCAGGCGCTGTCCGATACGGCGTATAAGAACCCGTTCTCCATGCGCCCCACGCAGGAGCAGTATATTCGTGCCGGCGCTGTTCGCGAAAAGGCCCTATCCGAATGGACCGCTGACGAGGCCGACCGGCTTCAACGGCAGGGGTTCTCCGGAGACGAGGCCGCCAAGCGCCTCTTTGAAGGGCAGGTCCAGACGTATGTCGGCTCAAACGTCGCTAACCCGACGTGGGCCGCAGAAATGTCCTACGCAGGAACCGTACTCGGGAACCCGGCGCAGGCGACGCATCCTGATAACGTTGCGCGCCTTGTGCGGGCGAAGGCTGTATATGACCAGCTCGACCGCTACAACCCCGGCTATGTCCGGGAGACGCTGAAGGTCTCCGACCGCGCTGAGACCCTCTTTCAGATCGCAGACACGCTGCACAAGGCGCAGGTTGGACAGACCCCGGAAGGCGCGATGCAGCTCGCGGTTCAGTACATCACCGCCCCGAATAAGGTGGAGCTGAACGGAGAGGCGAAGAAGGCCATTGACCAAGGGATCAATGAAGTCTGGTTCGGAACCAATAGCTGGCTCTCGAACAAGATTGATCCAGCCATGCCGAAAGACCCGGCTCTACTGGCGGAGCACCGCAAGCTGGCCAGCTCGCTGGCGACCATCGCCAACCTGCCGCCGGCAGAAGCGGTCAAACGGTCCGCCGAGGTTATTTCTTCGCGCCTCGTCAATGTGAATGGTCGCCCGTACTTCAACGATCCCCACATCACGCGCGACACCGCGCCCGCATGGGAGCGAGTGATTGCGGACACAGTGGAGAGCGATACAAACGGCGCGCTCCGAACGGGGCCGTCCGCTGCGCGGATCACAAACAGCTCAAAGCTGTATCTGCGGCGCTTAGGACAAGAGGGCGTGTACGCTCTCCATGCTGAAGACGGTATGCCTGTCATGCGCTCTGTGGTTGGACCGAACGGCGAACAAGACTGGCAGCCGGTGCGCTTTACCGCCGCCGATGTGAAGACGACGCAGGCG